TACTTTGGACCTAATAGTTCCTGTAACGGAACAACTATGCAGGTATCTCCTTTTTACATGGGCAGCGACACTATTCCATCTGATAGTACGTACACTCGTACAGGTAACTGGGGAATGCAACTTAATTTTTCAGTACCTTTAGATGGTGGTATGGTTGAGTTGTGCAAAAGTATCGCTAGAAAACATAATCAAAAACTACGTCTAGATTATGAGATTGTGCGTGCTCTTAAATGTGCTGAGTTACAGCAAAAAGGGTTTACCTTTAGACCTGGAACACGTGTCGAAAGTCTCTGCAGTGATATCGTCCCTATTGTCTCTTTAAATGACTGAAGCACTTGTCACTGTTGTCATAGCTTCTATTACAGCAGGAGCTGCTTTAAACAACAGACTACACAAAAGAATAAATAACGTACATGATCGCATCAGTGGTTTAGATCGCCGTATTGATGCCATCGAACTAGGTGTAGCTACAGACTATGTCTCTAAGGCGGACCTAGGAACAATGGTTAAACGTATGGAAGATCATATGGTACGTATTGAAAACAAACTTGATCAAATTGTACTCAAAAGTAATTAACTATGTACCACCAACTTGTTGACAAATATATTGATAAAGTCCTTGGCGACTTTGACACACTCGAAGGTGCTGAAAAAGCACTAAGCCGTCTGTATTTTGAATCTGGTCGCTACGAGATTAAATCACCCAAGGTACGTAAACCACGGGCAAAGAAAGCTAATGTCAAAGAAGAAAGCAACTGAAGACCAGTTTAATGAGCTTCATAATTTAGTTACCAATGAATTTTTAAAGCGTATTAAAGCTGGAGAAGCCACCGCACAAGACCTTAAAGCAGCCTGTGATTGGCTGCACAAGAATGACATTTCTGGTGTTGCTTACGAAGGCAACCCATTAGATAAGTTGTCATCTATCTTGCCAAAGGTCGATCCTGAACTCGTACAAAATCGATTATATGGTACTCGGAAGAACAGCTAGACATTACCGGTCTAACCCTGCATCCCGACAAAAACATCGAGATTATATGGCAGGGTATAACAAGACCCCCAAACAAAAAGCATATCGAAGAGCACTCGCCAACGCACGGCGTAAACGAGGAATCATGGGTAAAGGCGGTGGAGATTTATCTCACAGTAGAAACGGCAGCCTTACACGTAAATCCATGAAGATAAACCGTGCAGCTAATGGGCACGGCAATAACTCTAGATACGCATGACACCAATCTTGCCTACACCTGATCACTACTTACATAATCTAATAGCCATGAACAGTTCTATGTCTAAGAAGCTTTGGAGAAAAGCCCTTAAGGAACACTTCGACTGTACATGTGTCTATTGCGGACAAACTTATGAATTATCAAATCTTACTCTTGATCATGTTATCCCTCGCAGCGCTGGTGGTGAGACCATCGCCTCGAATATCGTTCCAGCCTGTCAAGAGTGTAATCAGAAAAAGGCAAGCAAACCTGCAACAGAATTCATGCGAACTACGTTTGGCGTGAATCGACTTCGCGAATACGTTATCTCTAAACATATTAATGGCTAATTTCACTAAATCAGCAGTCAACAAAAAATACGACGAACTCCGAGGCCAGTTAAAAGCTGGTACTCTTTCGCAATCTAATTTTAAAGCTGCCGCCAATCGTCTCTATAAGATGTACCACGGTAAGGCTAATGCAGCTACCCGAAACAAAGTTTCTCAGCCTTCAGCTAAACCCAAAGCTGCTGGCACTAAACCCGTCAATAAGGTGCCTCAGCGTTTTGCTGATGGCGGTAAAGGCGGCAAATTTGACAAGGCTGTAAACAAAGAAAAAGCTAAAAGCAATTTCTTCCGCTCTAGCAGTGGTACGCGTGGTGACAATCTCGCCTCTAATCCAAAGCTGAAATCACAGGCCAAAAAGCCTAAGCGCAGCAGCTTTCCCCCCGGTCGTTCCGGTGCCACTGCATACGCAGCTGCTCTGGTTAAGTACAGAAAACTACAAGCTCGTGTGCCCAAAGCTAAGCGTAATACCAACCGCCGCGGTCGGGCTATCTAATTATTCCACTTAGTCAATAACGCGCCGTCCCGAAAGGGGCGGCTTTTTTTATGTCTGAACGCGCTGGTGTACAGCGTGGCCTTACATTTCCGTTTCCAAACGATAAAGCATCGAAAGACAAAGCTGTAGCGGATCACCTTACATCACGTAGTAAAGGCGGACCAATGCACTACTTTGTTAAAGATGACGGTTCTATACATTACCTTGATAACAAAGGTGACGGCTATCGGTTTAACGATTTAGCTACTAAGTTACACAATGAAGCTAAAAGACGTGGAACTAAACTAGCTGCTACACCGACGCTTGAAGATTATGTCAATGTATTTGGTACTAAAACTGGCCCTCAACTTTTTGACGCGGAACAGATACGGCTACGCGATATCTATAAAAATGCTGATACATCAATCAATGATGTCGACCACATAGATCCATTAGGTCAAGGTGGCCTTCATTATTCCCGTAACCTTAGAGAGCTTTTACGGTCAGAAAATCGTTCTGACGGTGCTCGTTATATCACTGACGAAATGCGTAATGCCTTGCTGTTAGCACAAGACAAACGTGACCAACTTGCATTACAAGGTCCTGAGGTTCCTCCAGAGCTCCGTAATTTAAATGCTTTGGCACAACGCATGGGAGAACCACAAACTTTCCTTCGTGGTGCGATGGAAGTTGCGGCCTCTATGACGGATTCTTCTCCATTAGGCAAAGCAACTGATATGTCTGTACAAGCTTTTGACGCTCTTGTAGACGAACCAGTACGGCAAGCCACTGGTAAAGGTATCTATGAACATATCCCAAATGGTTCAAAAGAAGAACGGCGTTCCGAAAATAATAAAATTAACGGTGCCTTGAAAAAGAATAATGGTCATAACGGGAATGGTACTGCTCACTTTATTACTAACCAATTGAGTTATATCGCTAGAAAAATAGCTGACGGCCAGCTGCCCTACAACGGCCACTAACGTCCGATAAAACACCTTTCGGTGTCTACCTATATGTCCAACGTTTTAAACGCCTTACAGGGCGATTTCAAGCTGTTTCTACAAGCTTTGTGGGATCAACTCGATCTACCCTCACCCACAAGAGCCCAATATGCAATTGCAGATTACATTCAACACGGTCCAAAGCGTCTTCAAATCCAGGCATTTCGAGGAGTTGGTAAGAGCTGGATTACTGGTGCTTTTGTTCTTTGGACTCTCTTTAATAATCCCGAAAAGAAGATCATGATCATCTCCGCTTCAAAAGAGCGGGCTGACAACATGTCTATCTTCCTACAAAAACTAATCATTGAAACGCAATGGCTTTCTCATTTACGCCCGAAGTCCGACGATGCAAGGTGGTCAAGAATAAGCTTCGATGTGAACTGCTCACCTCACCAAGCTCCATCCGTAAAGTCGGTGGGCATCACTGGTCAGCTAACCGGAAGCCGCGCCGATTTAATGATTCTCGACGACATTGAAGTTCCTGGTAACTCAATGACTGAACTAATGCGGGAAAAGCTTCTACAACTTTGTACAGAAGCTGAGTCCATCCTTACACCTAAGAATGACTCCCGCATTATGTACCTCGGTACTCCCCAGACCACCTTTACGGTCTACAGAAAGCTTGCTGAACGTAACTACAGACCCTTTGTTTGGCCTGCCCGTATCCCACGGACACTCGCTAACTACGAGGGTCTTCTCGCTCCTCAACTTCAAGCTGACATTGATAGTGGTGCTCAGGCTTGGGATGTAACTGACCCTGATCGATTTGATGACATTGATCTAATAGAACGTGAAGCCTCTATGGGTCGTAGCAACTTCATGCTGCAGTTCCAATTAGACACAACCCTTAGTGATGCAGAAAAGTTCCCTCTTAAATGTGCAGACCTGGTTGTTACCAGTGTTAACCCTACTACTGCTCCTGACGCCGTCGTCTGGTGTAGCGATCCCAAAAACGTTATTAAAGACCTCCCCATTGTTGGGTTACCTGGAGATTATTTCTACAGTCCAATGCAGCTCCAGGGAGAATGGCACCCTTACCAAGAAACAATCTGCTCGGTTGACCCGTCGGGTCGTGGAACGGATGAAACAACAGCAGCTTATATCTCCCAACGCAATGGTTTCTTGTACTTGCACAACATGCGTGCTTACAGAGACGGATACTCGGACAACACATTACTTGATATTTTGAGAGGCTGTAAAAAGTATGGTGTCACGAAACTCGTTATTGAAACTAACTTTGGTGATGGCATTGTTGGTGAACTGTTCAAGAAACATCTCATTCAGACCAAACAAGCCATTGACATCGAAGAGGTCCGTGCCAGTGTGCGTAAGGAAGACCGAATCATTGATTCGCTTGAACCTATTCTCAACCAACACCGCCTTGTTATAGACAGATCAGTCGTTGAATGGGACTTTAAATCAAACCCTGATGAAGCTCCTGAGAAGCGTCTGATGTATATGCTCTTCTATCAGATGAGCCGTATGTGTAAAGAAAAAGGTGCAGTCAAACATGATGACCGTATCGACTGTCTGGCACAAGGTGTCAAATACTTTACCGATGCTTTTGCTATCTCTGCTCACGAAGCAGTTAAAGATAGAAAGATTGAAGAGTGGAATCAAATGCTTTCTGAATGGCAAGATAACCCCCAAGCAGCAGCTAATCATATGGTGCTTGGAATGAACCTTGACCAACGAAGACAAGCCTCAGGCGTAATCGTTGACAACTCAGTCCCTACCTGGGTTTAAGGTAGATTTATGGTTCGGTTAGGAGAAACCCCTCCCTTATACAGGGAGAAGGGTGGACTTCCTGTACTGGGGAAGACCATAAATCTTCCCCTTTTTTATTTGACCCTGAATGTCAAATTTACCTAATGACAACATTTCCTTCTATTCGTTATCTTGAACGTTCTATTATTGATTCTGTGTGTCCTTGAATGACACAATTTTCAATATCTTGATTACTACCTATATGTTACAAGTAAAACTTATACACTCTACTCCTGATGGAGATCAACTCATTGCTTACATGGCACGTGTGAGTAATCCTGCTAATCAAAATAATACTGAGACCAGTAGTAAATTGATTAGTTACCTTATTAAACACAAACATTGGTCTCCTTTAGAGATGGTCAATATGTGTGTAGAAATTAATACTACTCGTAGTATCTCCGCTCAAATACTTAGACACCGTAGTTTCTCTTTCCAAGAGTTTAGTCAAAGGTATGCAGAAGTTGTTGATAATCCTGTTATCCCTGATCTTCGTAGACAAGATACTAAGAACAGACAAAACAGTATTGATGACTTGGATCCTTATACTAAACAAGAGTTACAACTTAAAGCTAAGTTTATCTTTGAGCAAGCTCAGATGCTGTACGATGAAATGTTGGGTGCTGGTGTAGCTAAAGAGTGTGCACGTGATGTGTTGCCTTTGTCTTCACCTACTCGTATGTATATGAATGGTACTTTGAGGTCTTGGGTTCACTACTGTGACCTGAGATGTGCCAACGGTACACAGTTAGAACATAAAATTATTGCTGATCAGTGTAAAGAACTGATTATTCAGCAGTTTCCTGTGGTTGCAGAGGCATGTGGTTATGTGTGAGTTGCTCCTGACGAGCCTGATTGTAGGGTTTGTCAACGTAGGACCTGATACTTATCTGGTTCAGGGTCATGATTCGGAAGGTAATACCGTGGAATGTGTCATGGTTATCACTCCAAAAGAAAATGACATAAATTTCTGAAGCCATATACGCATACGGGGGACGCCGTCACCCCCCATAGGGGGTGTTTTGGCCGCGTTAGATGTGCAAACTAGCGACTGAGACTGGGTTTTAGAAGATACCCGCGCGTGTCATGCGCCCGCGGTAGTTGGATCGCCCGCATGATTTCGTGTCGATCTGTGTGCCGCTTATTGAGAATGCTGAGAAAGCCAGTTATACCAATGGATTGCAGATGATAAGCAGCACTGATCGTTTACCGAACAAAGACTAATCATTCCGATGCTGCAATGGTTTTCGGCTGCTGTGGTAGCACCTTGCTACATCATCACCAGTTTGCAACCATTGCGGCGGGGTTATGATTGACCCATCGCACCTCGACAACTGAAGAAGCACATCGGCAGCGGAGCACCGCTAGATGACGACCACCGGCATGGGTATCTGACCGGGAGGATGTGGCAGACGACACACGATCATGTGTCAAATCATACCGCGGAGCCACACGCCTTGTCTGTTCATGGCATACCAGCACGGTGCACCGACGCCCTGCCCGTTTAAGTCGGGCTGCTAGGTCTTGCGTCATCAAGGACGCATAGTTCAATTGTTTATTTCATTCATGTTCATCAACATTCCTTGCCGTACATCCGACTGTGTCGAGCGTATGGTTGTTGATCCAATGCGTGCAATCGTTCAGGTTGCATACGCCAAAGGCAACATCTACGAGTACACACACGTTAGCCGTCGTGCAATTCTAAACCTCATCATGAACCCGAACATGTCTTTGGGTTTCTGGGTTAACGAGAACCTGCTTCCTTTCGATTGCAAGACTCGTGTATTCGGTGAGTGCACAGTACTCAAGGCACTATATGCCTCTGACTTGCCTATCACTGACAAC